CGCTGGGCCGTTTGCAAAAAGTCGCTTACATGCACCTACACATCACTCTGGGAGACGCAAAAAAACCCGCTGAGCTGCGGGCTGACGACGAAAAAGAGGGGGGCGCTTAAGTCCGCCCCCCTCAGATGTAGGTCATAGACCTACTTGCTCTCGCTCATCATTTTTTCAACGGCCGCCAGCTCCGTCTTAAGCACTTCTATCAACTTGGCCCGCATGACAATTTTTGCAACCCGGCCTTTATTCTTGGCTGACAACTTGTCAAAAGCGCCAGGGGTTAGGTCAACCAACTTCTCGTTGCGCTCGTTGAGCTGCAAAAACCAACCGATTTCAGAGATAAGGACCAACTTGTAAGCATGGAGCTCGGTCACTTTGCTGACTTTGGCCACCTTCGGTTTGGCCACCGCTTTGGCGGGCAAGTGTGTCTGGGGCAATTTGGCTACAATGTGTGCTAACTTCGACATGGGTACTACCTTTGTTGCTGGCTGCAGACTTAGCAGCCATGCTTAACATACACACCGCCCCCAACTTTGGGTTATTTTTTTATCGCAGGCCTGTGTTTTTTATTCGGGGCCTACATGTAAGCAAAAGTAAGCGAATGTAGGTATATGTGGGATGTTTGGAGTCGCTTACATGGCCCTACACATCACTACATGCGCCTACACGGCGTGATGTAGGCGAAAACTTACCTCTGAATACACGCAATAGGTAGGATTTACGCCTACATGGCCCCACAAGTAGGCAAAAATGACGCTGCCTACATAAACCTACATTGTCTTACACGCAGCTGGGGACAATGTGGGGAAATGTAAGCAAAAGTAGGCTTATGTGGGCAGAGCTGGCGCACATACATACACCTACATAGCCCTACATCGTCTCAGGGGGCGTATGTAGGCAAAAAACCTACTTGTAGTGAAATGTAATAAGACAGCATGGGGCGATTTTTATTAACCCAAAGTTAGCCCCGGTGTGTATGTTAGGTATGGCTGCAAACACTGTAGCTAGTTTTCAAGGTAGGACACTATGGCAAGTAAAAAAGTAAGCAAACAGTTATCTTTGGATACAACCGCCCCCACTGTAGGCAAGACCGCCAAAGCGAAAGCAAACAAGCAGGTCAAGGCGATGACCGTCAAAGACCTACAGGGTATTGAGACAAGCCCCGAATACTTGGAAGCGGTGCAAGCCGAAGTCCGAGCTTTTCAAAAGCTTGTAGATAAAGTGTTAGGGCAATTGCCTGGCGAAGAAGTGGCCTTTATGGACTATGACCGTCGATCCAAAATCTTTGCGGTCAAAACCCATATGCGGCGAACTTTGGTCAATTTCCTCGAAGCGGAAAATCTTAAGATTATCGCCAGCAGGTAAGTTGCAGCTCACATAGACCTACAGCCGGGCAAGACCCGGCTATAGGCATTGTAAATGGTCGAAAACGGCCGTTTTCAAGGGGTTTAGCATGATGATTCGCGGCACGAAAAAAGACCTACTTTGGCAGATTCGGCTCATGGCGGACACTTTGACCGCCTACATGCTGGAATCGCGCAAGGGCTACCATAACTGCGAGACGATGGCGGAAATTGCCACCAAACTGCGCCTTATTGCCGATTCCGTGGAATGTGGTGAGCTGGGCAAATTGGACAAATATCCTACAAAGTAAGCCAAACACCTACCTTGGCTGACAAAGGCCTACATAGTGACCCTATGTAGGCTTTTTCGCGTTTTGCACACACACACCTACATTTCGAGCTGGGCTTTTGCCCTTGTCTGCAGCCTCACACTATGGTATGACTATAGTCATACCCCAAGTCAGAGTTGGGAGTTGTTTGATAACTGAATCACCAAAATGGTCCAAAACGGCCGTTTCAGCCATTTCACAAGCTCTGTGCCCTTTGGGGCAGAGGAGCCAAAATGGCCCAAAACGACCGTTTTAGGGCCTGTGAGAGTCAAGGAGCCATTTCCCATGATGACTGACAGGCTAAAAAAGCTTCAATTGGAGCTGCAGGATACAGCGGCCGATATCGATGAAGGGATACAAAGATTGCAGGCGGACAATGATATTGGCGAGCATGAGCTGCTGGTTTTGCAAGGACAAGCCGAAGCGTTGCGGTTTACAGCCAGAGATATCGACAATTTTGAATTCATAGACGGACTTTGAACAAAAGCAGGCCAGAGCTGAAAACAGCTTTGGCCCGCCTTATCGCTCTAGGACTCGTTTGCGTCCAATTCAACGACCAGCTCCGGCGGCAAAGCCTGCAAAAAATCAGGCATCCCCAAAAGCCCGGTCTGAGGGTCGAAGGGATACATCACGCCCAGCTTGAGGGGTGTGGGCAAATACCTGGCTGGCTTGTGGCGCTTCAAAAAGATGCGCTCCCCCCGGCACAACACCACAAAGTTGGCTTTAACGTCCCCACAGATACGCATGAGCGTGGGGTCAAAATGGTACTGACCTGCAGCCCGCGACGCCTCAGAGATTCTCGATACCGGCCATTCTTCCTTGTTGCGTTTGATGATTTCTTGTATGTCCATCCAGCACCTCACCTTGTGCAAATGCCCTGAGATAGCCCTACAATGGGACCTATACCCCCATGGGGCTGTCTCAAGGCGATTCATGTGACCCTGAAACAGGTATGACTCTGACCATACCTAATAGGGGACTTGGGTACAAGAGCCCATGCAAAAAAAGGAGCACCCATGCCCAGCGGCAAAAAGGCGACCGGCAGACCCTTCAAAAAGGGCCAAAGCGGCAACCCCAAAGGCAGCAGTGAGCGCATGAAAAGCCGCCAGCTCAAAAACATCGCCAAACTCACAGCTGAGGAGGTGGCTGATGTGGGCACCTTGATTTTGGGCAACGACCGCGACGCTTTGCAGGCTTTGGCCAAAGACCCACATTCATCGGTGCTCAAGGTGTGGATGGCGGGGCTTGTGGTGCAGTCGATGAAGAAGGGCGATGCGACCATTTTCAGGGCTGTGCTCGACCGCGTGGTCGGCAAATCCCTCGAGAGGACCGAGCTTACGGGCAAAGACGGCGGTGCCCTTGCATTGGAGGTGGCAGGTCGGACTATGACCGAGGAGGAGATGCGGGCGCGGGCGGATATGCTGGCCAAGCAAAGACAGGACGTAGGTGATGACTGATCCACAAAAGCCCATGGACACAACGACCCTGGCATCAGGCATGTTCTGCAAAGCCTGCGCCTCTGTTTTCCCCACCGGTGCAGGCCTGCGCATCGCGCGCAAACCCCAGCTCAAGTGCCCTGAGTGCAACCATGTCAGCAGGCTCAACGAGACCGTGCTGGTGCCCGTCATGCAGGGCGCAGAGGCGGATGAAATGGACCCAAGCGAGCCACAACCCCCTTCTGCGCAAGAGGCTGTGGCCCTGCCAGCCCCCACCCAGGCCAGCTGGAAGGTCGCTATCGACCCAGGCGAGGCTGCCGCGCTCATTGTCTTCAAAAAAGGCGAATCAGCCCGCATCCAAAACCTCATCGGCGACATTGACGCGGCCATGGCCGGCATCGACAGACTTCGAGGCAACCCCCATGATTGATTGGCACTCCATCCCCTGGCTCGAGGCTGCCATATCGTTGGGCGGCTATACTGTGGCCTTCTGCTCGCTCAAGCGCATGGCGCGCCAAGAGGCAGAGCAGGCCCTCGACAAGACCCAGAATGATATAGCCAACCTCTGCCGCCTGTTCGACGAGCAGCGCACAGCCCACAACCGCGACATCCAGGCCCAAGATGAGGTCGTCAGAAGGCTGCAGGCCCGCCTGTTTGACATGGCCAAAAGGCATGATGGCATGAGCAAAAACATCACAGGTTTGCGGCGGACATTGGATATCATGCAGGCAGACAAAGCCCCCCAGAGCCTGCCTGTGCGACTTCGGGGGAAATTCAGAGACTGAGGGCAAGCCTTGAGTGATGTGGTGCAATTGGTCGAGGCGGTCGCCCTAGAGCAAAACCTGGCGGTCAAAAGGGCCCGACGTGGCCTGTTAGGCTTTGTCAGCTACCTGCACGACAGCTATGAAATCAACTGGCACCATAGGCGCGTCTGCCAGCTCATCAATGCCATGCAGCGCGGTCAGACGCCCAGGCATGTCTTGGCTCTATGGGGCATCGAGGGCAAGCGGCTCGAGTCGCTTTTAACCAACCCCCACCCTGTGACCGGGCTGTTTGCTGGGCTGACAAACCCCGAGGCCATCGACAGGCCCATCCGCTGTGTGCAGATTTGTCTCGCACCACGGCATGGCAAGTCTGAGCTGATAAGCCGCCAGCTCCCCGCCTGGATGTTTGGGCAAAACCCCGACATGCCCATCATCGCCACCAGCTACGGCGCCGATTTGGCCCAGCGTATGAACCGCGATTGTCAGCGCATCATCGATTCGCAGAAGTACCGCGAGGTCTTCGATGGTGTCGCCCTCAACGCCAGTGTGGTGCGCTCGAGCATCCGCGGCGGCTGGCTGCGCAACAGCGACGTCTTCGAGATTGTCGACCGCAAGGGGGTGTATCGCTCTGCAGGTATTGGTGGCGGCATCACGGGCATGGGTGCCGCGTGTTTTGACGGAGAAACAAGAGTAAGTACCCCAAAAGGCCTCGTTAGTATCAAAGAAATAGTTGACAGGGGGGTTGGGTCACGGGTATGGGCCTATGACCATGCCAACAAGAAAATCACATCCTGCCGAGTTATTGCAGTACAGCGTAAACGAGCTGCCAGACTTTGTCTTATCCGCACCTCTGAGGGCCATGAACTTAAGTGTACCCCCGAACATTTGGTTTGGCAGAGAGAGCACGGTTTCCGGCAGGCAGCGCGTCTTAGACAAGGGCACAGGCTGCTCGGAATTGAAGAAAGCGGGCACCAAACGGGGGAGTTGTGGGGACTGCGGGACGAAGACAGAGAACTACAGCGTTCTGTGTTTCCAATGCTACCAATCCAGAAGGCAGGCTACGGTGATATTGGCGTGTTGCCACTGCGACGCGACGTTTGTCCGTCCAATGTTCGAGTACCGCAAGTTCTTAAAGGCGAGAAGAACAGCAGTCTTTTGCAACCTGGTGTGCAGGAACCGGGAACTCAACAACAGAAAACTCGTCATGTGCGTCGTTTGTGGCTGCGGGACCCCAGGGCACGGAAACCCTTGGTGTTCTGTTGGGTGCAGGGAGAAGGGAGGTTTCCCGATGAGCTACGGCCCTCTGTTTATAAGGCTCCGGCCATTAGTCCTGACGCGCGACCAAAAGCTATGCGCAATTTGCCGGAAAACCTCGGCCGCAAGGACCATGCACGTTCACCATATAGACGAGGACAAGAGCAATCAGGATATTGGCAATCTGATAACCTTGTGCGGGACTTGCCATACTCGGGGCCATACGAAAAAGACTTTCGACTCGAATCATCTGAGGAATACAGCACAGAGCCGCAATGGGTCTATGACATCCAAGTGGAAGGATGCGGTAATCTATTTGCAGAAGGCATACTCTGCTCGAATTGTGCAATTATAGATGATCCGTTTAAATCGAGAAAGACCGCAGAATCACCCCAAGAGCGCAAGAATGTCATAGATTGGTACAACTCCACGCTCTACACACGCCTGGAGAAAAACGCCATGCAGGTGCTCATCAACACCCGCTGGCACGAGTCTGACCTCTCAGGCCAGACCATGCAAAAGGCCTTCGCAGATCCCACAGCCGACCAGTGGTTTTGCTTGGTACTGCCCGCTATTTTGGACTGTGAGCCCGGCCCAGGTGACCCCAGAAGGCCCGGAGAGGCTCTGTGGCCCAACAAATACAGCATCGATAGGCTCAAGCAAATTCGCGCCACCATCGGCGCGTATGAGTTTGAGGCCCTCTACCAGCAACGACCCGCCCCACCTGAAGGCGGCATCATCAAGGATGGCTGGTGGCAATACTACGATGTGCTGCCCCCAGACCTCGTCAAATGGGCCATATCAGTGGATTTAACCTTCGATGACCGCGATTGCTTCAACGCCTTTACAGTCTGGGCTGAGCGCGGTGCAGACCGCTACCTCATTGATTTGGTGCATGAGCGCATGGGATTCACAGAACAGGTGCGCACCTTCAAGATGCTGTGCCAAAAATACCCCCAGGTGCGCGCTAAGTATGTGGAGAAGGCCGCCAATGGGGCAGCCCTCATCAGCACGCTGTGTCGGCAGATTCAGGGCATTGTGCCGGTCAAGCCTGTGGGCTCCAAGACCCTGCGCGTCGATGCGGTGGCGCCCATTTTCGAGGCAGGCAATGTGTGGCTGCCCTCCAAACGGCTCGCACCTTGGGCCGATAAGGTCACCCATGAGTTTCGCAACTTCCCCAATGGCGCCTTCAACGACATCGTCGACTCGGTGAGCATGTACCTCAACAGGACCACCGGCAAACCAGACTACCTCTCTGGCACCGCAGCCATGGGGGCCACCCGCTCCAGCCGCTGGCACAGTGGCCCGGCATCACCCCTGTGAGCCCCCAGCCCCTAAAGGGTGCCAAAAGCAGCGACACCATCCCGCTCATCGCTCCAAGGCCCGCAAGGCCTGCAGTCAAACGCAGCAGCACCGAGCCCGCCCCCCTGCTCAGCCACCCCCGCGTCTCCTCGGTCAATGACAACTTCGAGCGCGTCGTCAATGGTATGACCATCCACGAGCACATGGAGGATTTGTTCGTGCGCGGTGCCCAGGTTAGGCAGGCGCCTGTCGTGCGCACCCTGCAAAGGCAGACCAACCAAGAGCACCAGCTTGATTTGGCCCAGCTCAATGCCCGTGTGCTCGAGCTGGAGGCTGTGGTGGCTGATTTGCTGACCCGGCTGGATGCGCAAACAAAGCAGCCACTAGAATAGCGCCCCTGTGCCGCGTTAAGCTATCGCTGGGGGGTTAGCCAAGCGGCAACGGCGACTGGCTGTAGACCAGTTGGCTTCGGCCTTCGGGGGTTCGAGTCCCTCACCCCCCACCAATAAGCCGACACAGACACCCGCATTGGAGCCCAGATGGTCGTCACCAACCGCACGCAGCCCACGGGCCATACAGCCCCCCAATCGGGCAACCCACTGCTGCAGGGCATGGCCGCCGCCAGCACCATGCTGGAGCTGCGCTCGCTTGGAAGCTCGGGGCTCAAGGAGTTCGGCGGCTTTGTCTACGAGAGCGGCCTCGATGACCTCAATGGCAAGCGCGGCATCGAAGCCTTCAAGGAAATGGGCGACAACGATGCCACAGCCAGCACCATCATCTACGCCATGGACAAGTTGCTGCGCAAAGTGCCCTCCAGGGTCGTGGCAGCCTCGACGGCGAAGTTTGATGTGGAGGCTGCCGACTTTTTAGAGACCTGTATGCACGACATGGACGAGCCGTGGACCGATTTCACAGCTGAATCCATGGTGGGCATGATGCGCTATGGCTTTGCCCTCAATGAGAAGGTCTACAAAAGGCGCGCCGGCGACATGCCGCAAAGACACCTCAACAGCCGCTTTGTGGATGGCCGCATAGGCTGGCGCAGCCTCGCGTCCAGAGCCCAAGACAGCATCTACCGCTGGGTCTTCGATGAACACGGCCGCCTCATCGGCGTCGAGCAGCAGGCGCCGCCCAGATGGCGCTTGGTCTACATCCCCATCGAAAAGTGCTTGCTCTTTCGCACCACCACCGAGAAGGGCAACCCTGAAGGCCGCAGCATCTTCAGAGGCGCCTGGCGCAGCTACTACCTCAAGCGCGGCCTGGAGAACATTGAAGGTGTGGGCGCTGAGCGCGATGTATGCGGCATCCCGGTGGCCTGGCTGCCCCAGGAAGTGCTCATCATGGCGGAGAATGGTGATAAAGACGCCATGGCTCTGGTGAAGACCTACAAGGACTTGGCACAGAATTTGCGTCGGGATGCCCAGGAAGGCATCGTCATGCCCCTGGCCTTTGATGCCAATGGCAACAAGATGTTCGATTTGACCCTTCTGAGCAGCGGTGGCAGCCGGCAGTTCGATTTGGACAAAATCATCCGCCGCTATGACACAGCCATTGCCCGAAACACCTTGGCTGACTTTTTGTTTCTGGGCGACGCCGGCGCGGCAGGCTCTTGGGCCATGCACAACGACAAAACGGCCCTGTTTCTGCACGCCATGAGCACCTTTTTGGACATCTTCTCCGAGACGCTCAACAAAAACGCCGTGCAGCCTTTGATGAAACTCAACGGCTTTCACATGTCTGAGTGCCCGAGAATCGAGTTTGGCAGCCTCGATAAGGTCAACCCCTCAGAGCTGGCAGATACCATCCTCAAGCTCACCCAGGCGGGTATGCCGATGTTCCCAGACAAAGACCTGGAGAAATACGTGCGCGAGGCATCGGGCCTGCCCGAGCCCATCGAGGCCCTCGAAGACGCCAATGACATCACCCCCCAAAGACACCCCCCTGCAGGCATGACCAGCGAGGCCATCGACCCAGCACCCAAGGTGCCCGAGCCCCAGCAGCAGCACGAAGAGCAGACGCAAGCCGCCATGCAAAAACCAGCTGTGCCCACAGCACCGCCCCCGCCCCAGGCCAAAACCCAGGCCGCGCTTGGGGGTGGCCTATGACCCGAAACATGGCCATCAGCGAGGTGTGCAGCTCGTTGTCGCCTGTGGCTGAAGATGAGGAGCAGCGGCCCCACCAGGCCCCAGATTTGCGGCCTCTGTCCCCTTTTAGCGAGGATGGTTGGCAGTACATCGAGCCCAGGCAGCCCACACCCAGCAACAATCCCTTCTATGGCGCAGCATGGCTGCCCAGCCCCACGCCTGGTCCCATGTATCAGTCCATCTACCCCCTGCCCCCGCCCATCGAGCCGCAGATGCAGCACGAGCCCATCAACGATGAGGAGCTGGACCGGCTCATGGGTGAGCACTATGCGCCTGAGTCGCTCATCATGCCCATGCGCACAGCCCAGCAGCCCTATGTCCAGCCCCAGCACACCCGGCCGCCCACCCCAGAGCCCGCCAATAGGGACTGGAGCAACGATGCCACAGGCATTCGCCGCATCCACGAGCAGGTGCGCTACGAGCTCACCCACAGGCCCCTGGCCCACAGCGGCGCGGGGCTGCAGGTGCTGGAATTGGCCGCCTACAACTGGTCGCTTTTGCCCAATGGCATCTGTGTGACTGTGTTGTGGCCCTATGAGGACCCCTTTCGCGTCTGCGTTCTGGCGCGCTACATCAACTGGATGGAGCTGGCGTGTCGGGCGCACAGAAGCCCCAGGGCGCGCATCTTAGGCATCTCGCACTATGAGGTGCTCAATGAGGTCTTGGTGCGCAATGGGGGCCAGCGCATCGTGCCCACCCTGCGCGATACCCCGCCCAATGTCCCCAGTCGCTTCAGGCCCGGCTTTACCAGGCCTGGTTTTGTCTCAGGCCTGGTGCTCAGCACGCCCAGGCGCAGGCAGACAGCCCGTCGCATCAATGCCCTCATTGCCCAGGGAAGACGCTTCTAGCCCCCACCCGAGGGCCTGGCTGCAGCACTGGACTTGCTTGGCCTTTGTGGCGGACCATGGACCCATAGGAGATTTGCCCATGCCCATCTCATCGCCGTCCATCTCGCCCAAGACCATCCCCTCACCCAGAGGCGGCCGCAGCCGCAGCCGCACAACCGCCAGACCCCAGCTGGATAGGCGCGACTCCTCACCCATGCGCACCTTTGTGACCATGAGCATTCTGGCCGGCAGCAGCTTTCAGGCGGCAGCGGCGCCCATGCGCTCGCGCTCACACAGCCCTGATGCCCACAACCTGGCCCTGCAGGCGCCCCTGATTGAGGTCAGCCCACCCTCGAGGCTGCATGAAGACGCCATGCGCGCCTTTGAGCTGGCCCGCAGGTTCAACGAGCACTTGAATCTGTGGGAGGGCGATGTGGACGCGGACGCGATTGTGCTCACAAGGCGGCAGATGGCGCAGGAGGATGCAGATGGGCATGTCTTTGTCTCAGCCACCCCTGCCCCAGAACCAGAGCCCACGCCTGCGGCTGTGCAAAAAGAGCCCACCCCGCCGCCTGCACCCCCGGTGGTCGAAAGAGCCCAGGCGCCTTTGGCCCCACAGCCCCCGGCCCGCAAAAGCGATGCGGCGTTGTTTGAGGGCATCGATGCCAAACAAAATGCCATCGCTGTCGTCTGGGATGGCCCCTACGAGGCCAGCTTCAATGTCTACGCCAACTCGGGCCCCTACCAGCCAGGCCTTGGGGCCGCCTACACCAGCCGCAGCCTTGAGCCGGGAGAAATCACCGTCATTGAGCTGCCCGAGGGCTTTAGTGGCCGGGTGCAGCTGATGAGTGGCCAGGGGCGGGCTGATGATGCAGCGACCTGGGCCGAGGTGGCCTTTGACCAATGGCAGGGTTTGACCTTTTTTGACGCCAGCCTCATCCGCGGCACCAATGCTGGCCTGAGCATGCGGGCCTCAGATGGCTCAGACAGCGCCGAGGTCTCCAAAAAGGTGCTCGAGGATGCCCCCGCTGATGCCCGTGTCATCGATTCCGGTGGCCATGCGGTCATCGAGGACACCGAAGGCTACGACGGTAGCCTGCACCAGGCCGCCATCGATTGGCTGCATGACAATGTCGGCCCCAAAGACGCCTATGTCAGAAACTTTGAAGATACCGCCACCCACAGCACCAAAGACCATCATATGGTCTTTGAGTTCAGCGTCTAGGAGGTCCAAGGACCATGCCACGAGATGACCAAGGCCGCTTTGTGCGAAAACCACCTGAAAAGTCTGACTGGCCCTTTGTGGCCGGCATTTTGTTTGTGCTGTTGTTTTATCTGGCCATGTTCTGCGCCCCCCTGATGCACAAGATGGGCTGGTTTTGAGCTGTGGGGTTTTTGGGCCGCTTCGTCAAAGTCGACAAGGCACGCAAAAAAAGGCGCGTCTCCAGAATCAAAGTCGATGTCAACCAGAGGACTGTCGAGGGCCTCAACCAGGCCATGGAGACCGCCGCCCAGGCTGATTTGCACAGCGGCATCAAAAAGTTCAGACGCGACATTATGAAAAAAGAGCTGGACCACGCCTTCAACAAGGTGCGCTACAGCGATTTGGTTGAGCACATTCCCTGGAACAACCTCGGCAAAGCGCTGGGGCCAGCCGCCAAGACCCTTTCAGGGGCTCTGCCCAAAACAAGAGAGGCTGTGCGGCGGGGCATTCGCGGTGGCACGCGGGGCTTGGGCAAAGACAACGCGCTTTTGACCTCAGCTTTGGATTTCTCTGAGGATGCGCCCATGCCCCGGGTCAACAGCCACAGGGCTGCGCGCGATAGTTCGCGAAGGCGCACCGATATGGCCAACCCAAGGCTTTTTGAGCACACCGAACAGCGCAAGCAGCAATACCTGCAGGATTTGGCCACACCGACGAAGGGCAGGCTCTACGAGCTCGTCAAACGGGCCAATCTGCAGGGCCATGACAAAACCCAGCTGGCCTCCGACCTCTTTGACACCCTGCGGCCCAAGTCCGCCAAAAAACTCAAGCGTGATGTGCGCAACAGCATCGGGCTCAACGACCGGCAGATTCGCGCCATGGACAACCTCGAGCAAAGGCTCACCGATAAAGGTGAGCTGTCTGAGGCGCAAATCAACGACGCGGTGGACCAGTACAGCGAAAAGGCCCTCAAAGACCGAGCTGAGACCATCGCTGTGACCGAGACTAGAGCTGCTGCGGGCACAGCCCAGGTGGAATCCTGGATGGACATGCAAGAGCAGGGCCTCATCGACCCCGCCAGCATGAAGCAATGGGTCAATGGCTGGGAGGAGGCGTGCCCGAAGATTTGTGAGCCCATGGATGGGGTCATGGTGCCTGTTGGCGACATGTTTATCCTGCCCAATGGCCGAGCTGTCTACAGCGCAGGAACTGCCCACCCGCGCTGCAGGTGCCAGCAAATACTTATAGAGCCTGGAGATAACGAGGCAGGCCGCAATATGGATGCCTTTGTACCTCGTGGTTATGATATAGACGGCCCTGACGAAGACCTTGAAACATAGAGTGCTCGTATACTCTCGACAGTGCGCTTATCGAAACTCTTTGGATGGACGTACACGACAAACCAGCCAGACGTTGTTAGATGTTGCAGCTTATGTGCGTCAGCGGACGCCTTGCGTGCTGAGGTGTGCCAATCACAGTGTACCTCTATGGCGATCATGGCATCAGGGCAGCCCAAATCCACATTGTACTTAAACACCGCCAAAGCAGGCACGGTTGGCACTCCGGCCTCCCTCAGAGTGTCCTGGACAGCCTTCTCTTGGCTGTTTTGCCGTGCCACTCTCTGCACACCTAGCGCCCTTTTGATAAGGAAGTGACGGTCTTTTGCTCTGCCTCTTACCGCTTTGTGAGCAGCGGAACTTAAAGCGAGTCTTTCTTCTGCAGTCATTCGCTGCATTCTGAGCTTATTCGCTTCTGAGGACCCTCTGCGTGGCAAATTGAGTTCCTTGAGGCGTCTGTTTACAACAATTCTTGAAACTCCTAGCTTATCTGCCATAAACAGAACGCTATAGCCGTTTTGATACATTTCTTTGATTTGCCCGACGTCTACCTGTAGTCTTGTCATGCCCTGATGTACACTGTCGGTGTCTACATGACAAGCTTGACAAGCAATGACTCCCCTCATACATGGGGCGGATGAAAGTCTACACGCTGACGCGCATTTGGCGTCATGTCTTCGATTGCACCGTCTCGGTCCATACCACCAAAGAGGCCGCTGTGGCCCGCAGGGATAAAATCCTGGCTGATGGCGGTGATGATAATGATGAGGCCGTGTTTATTATTCAGGAATGCTGGATTGAGATGCCAAGAGGCGAAAGCTGCTGCCGCAATGGCCAGGGCAATTGGCTGGTCCCTAATGCCTATGGCGGCCTGACCTGTGGTGTCTGCGGCATCGACCATGCCCCGTGCAAAGAATCAGATGCGCTGTACCGGATTCCTATCACCAATAGCTGGTACGCAGGCCCTAAGAGCGCCTTTGACAGAGGCTACGACCAAATTGATTGGAAGAAGAAATGACAGAAGCAGACAAAAGCACCATTGAGGGGGTGCAGTTCAAGCTGGGGCATATAGCGGGCAGCTGCTACCAGGTGCTGGAATTGCTCGACCCCGCAAGCGATGAGTTTCATAAAATCACCGTCTTGGTCAAAGGCGTGCATGATAGCGCCCTGCATATCTCCAAAGCCCTCGAAAAGATGCGCAAGGCCGATGGATAAGCCAGAGCCAAAGCAGGACGATGAGCCTGGCCCAGGTGATGTGGCCCATGTCTACGGCTGCGGCCTCTGCAACCGTGTCGACTTCTCGAGGGTCTTGTGGGAGCGCAATTGCTGCGGCCAGTTGATGCCGCGCACAGGCGTGTGCATTATTCCTTGTTTCGATGGAGGGCTGAGCCGATATGAGTGACCGCGTCGCCAACATGACCATATTTCAAAAGTCTGCCTGTGAGGCCTTGTGGCGCGCCATCACCGAGCATGGGCACCGCTACGACAGCTTCCCTGTGGACACATCCAAGCCCTCTGCGCGCTATGAATTGGCGCAGTTGGTCGTTTTGATGCCCAAGCACATCCTGCCGCAAATCTGTGTGCCCCTCATCGAGCAGCACGGCAGGCTCAGCGGCGGCTATTCCATGCGCTGGGAGGGCTCACGCCTGCAGCCTGTGTACAGAGAGCCATCGCCGCATTCACGCGCCATGTTTGAGTCGCCGCCGCCAATCCCTGAGATGGACACGCTGCAAGGGCCATCCTGATGCCCGACATCACCATGTGTGACAACCTCCAATGCCCACTTCGGGCGTCCTGCTATCGCTATTTGGCCAAGCCGAGCGAATTCTGGCAGGCCTGGTGCAACTTCACCCCAGACAAAGCCTCTGACGGTGGCGTTGTGTGTGCGCATTACTGGAAGGTGGAGCCTGGCCGCAGAATGGTTTTGGCGCTCGAGCAAGTAGATGCTGCAAATCGTGTGGCGACGGAGATGACCACACCAGGGGTTTAATCTAGCTGGGACCGGCACCGCGACGATTAGGTCCCCGGCCATCTCCGTCCGCAGCATGGTGGCTTAAGCGAGCTGGTGCAGTCAACAGGGTTCGCTTCGATGGCCCCAGCGCGCTATTCTTGTGGGTATGTATCCAGAGCCCACAGCCGCCTATAAGTCTGTCCTCGGTCAAATGCAGTCGCTCACCTTGCAGCAGCGGCGTGATGTGCAGGTCTTGGTGGACCAGGGCATGGACCCTTTGACCGCCAGAACCATCGTCTTAGGCTACAGCGGGGTGCACAAGGCCAAGGATGTGACCCCCGAGTATCAGGGTGCCTATTACAGGCGAGCCAAAAAGCTGTTGCCAGCCAACGTGCATCAAAACCTCATGCGCGAGGCCAGGGCTGCCGCTGGGGGCCATGTGGCAGGCAAGACCCGTGGCAAGCCTGAGACGGTGCTGCGCAAGCAGAAGGCTGAGATAGAAAGGCTACAGGCGCGGATAGCCGAGCTTGAGGGGGCTGTGGAGAAGACCTCGGTCTCGGACGTGCACGTCGATGTGCCTTTGGGCTCAGGTAAAAAAAAAGACCCCTACCTGCAGGCAGCCAGTGAGCTGATTGCCAAAAAGGGCGACTTCGACGAGGCCAAGCACCCCAGAGCCAAAGATGGTCGATTCGGTGAAGGCAGCGGCAACCTCGATGGGCAGAGCAAGCCAAAGCCCTCAAGCCTCAAGCTACCCCAGGCGCCTACGACCCGCTACACCCCGCCTGCCCACAGCACACTCACACCACAAGAGCGCGACCATATGGACCACTACCTAGCGCTCAACCAGAGCACGGGTATGAAGATGTCCAACGAGCGGCCGCGGATGTACCACAGCTTCAAAGACATCAACGAGGCGCTGCGGCAGGACGCAGCAGGCAAGCTTTCGGACAAGCAAAAAGAGCACCCCATGGTCAAAGCCTCGCTTGCCTCGGGCAAGGCTGTGGACGCCATCATCGATAAAACGCCCCTGAAAAAAGCCGAGGTCTTCTACAGAGGGGGTCTGTTGCCCGCGGAGACCAAAGAGGGCGATGTCATTGCCACCCCAGGGCTCACCAGTGCCAGCCGTAGCAAAGACACCGCGACCTTCTACGCTGATAAGGCCCAGGGCCTAAACAAAGCGGTCATGACCATCAAGGCGCCTGCCAAAACTCCCGCCTTCAACGTGGTCGACCATTATAGCGGCTCTTGGGCACCTGCCATGCAGGAGGTCATCTTCAAGACCAACCAGGGCTTCAAGGTGACCCATGACCACGGTCTGGACGAGTATGGCATCAGACACCTGGATGTGGAGGCTGTGCGGTCGGTGAAGAAAAATAAAGAATCCACTTTAATGCATATTTTCACGAGCTACGACCAACTTTGGCAGGAGGCCGCCCATGTCTAGCACGAGCCGTTTCAACGATGACCCAGGCTTTGAGGTGGTTGGCCATGAAGCCCCAGAACAGCCCTCTATGCAGGACTTCGAGCCCGACCCAGGCTTTGTCATCGTTTCACGTGAATCCGTTCGCAAAAGCCACGGCATGATGGCCGCCTACCAGCATTACCAGATGGCTCTGCAGCGCCATGGCAGCCAGCCTGTGCAAAAAGACGATGCCGAGCAGATGGCGCGCATCCGAGCCGTGGAGGATTTACAAGAACCCACAGCTGCCCCTGTGGAAGAGCCAGGCGAGGTCTCAGACGAGGCCCTGCCCTATGTGCAGGCCAACAAACTCATTGCCGGCATGGACCAAGAAATCGCCAATCTCAACATCAGCCCCGAAGAAGCGCGCAGAAAGGCCAGCCGCGCCCTGTATGAGCGGCCCAACATCTACGACAGCGTGGGCGCCACAGCCTCCACCATCCGCCTACATGGCATCCAGCTCGATTTGGGGGCTGAGACCAGACGCGAGCCCGGCTTTATTGGCCTGGATGTGCAGACCTACGGGGATTATGGCATCGCTTTGCATGACCTCAACCAGGGATTGGCCCCCTTCCCAGATGGCTGCGCCAGAGCTGTGCGCATCGTCAATGCCCTGTGGCACATCGTCGGTGACCTGGGACCTGCAGCCCTTTTGCAGGAGGTGCAGCGGGTTTTGTGCATCGGGGGTGAGCTGGTCTATGAGGATAGCCGCCCTCTGCTCGTGGATGGGGTTAAATGGCCGTTCTTAGGCCTGGCCCTGACCTCCAATGGCCAGTCTACCTACGACCGCTACAGTGCCTCCAGGCGCATCCGGCAGGTGTTCACCAGGGTGCACCCCAGGGTACCCGCCTACCATGGGGCTGAGCCTGACTTCTCGCCTTTGGGCGGGGACATTCCCATCGACCTTGCCATGGCTCTTACCGCCTACAATGCCGCCCCAGCCCACAGGGCCATGGCCAACCTCATCCAAAAGGCTGAGCACAAAACGGTTAAAATCGCCAAAACCGAGCCCATGAAGCAGGTGGTCATCGGCGTTGTGCTCTCGCCGGACGAGGTAGACAGCCAGGGTGATGTCATCTCCGCAGAGGACATCGAAAAGGCTGCCCACGGCTTTATGGGCACAAGCCGCATCATCGGCTCCGAGCACGGGGCGCCCATCGAGGCCCACCCGGTGGAGAGCTACATCGCCCCCCAAGACCTGCACTTTGATGGCCCCGATGGCAAAACGACTGTCACCAAGGGCTCTTGGATCTTGGGCGTCAAAGTGCTCGACCCTGAGCAATGGAGCAAAGTCATGGACGAGGGTTATACGGGTTTCTCGGTGGGAGGCTTTGGCTTGCGCGATGACATGTAGCAAACTAGGCCCTACAAACGCTTTAACCTGCAGGAGTCGGCCACGAAACGCCTCAGAAACCTAGATGTGCACGAGGTCTCCATCGTGAACCGCGCTGCCAATCAAAAACGCTATCTTATCCGCAAAAGTGACCAAGGAGCCGCTGTGTTCGAGGACATCGAGAAAAACGCGTACGACGAGGGCAAGCACAGCCGAGACGCCCATGGTCGCTTCAGCTCCAGCGGCGGGGGTGGGGGTGATACAGCCCTCGGTAAGACCTCAAGCGGCAAAATGGTCTTGGGCAGTGGCAAAAACAGCCACGAGTACAGCCCCAAAGACCACATGGATGCCGCGGTCATGCACGCCAAGGCGGCCAAATCTGCCCTGGCGTCCGGGGATGCCAAAGCCGCCTCTGCGCACCAAGGCCATGCCCTCAACCACCTGGAGCAATCGAGTGGGGCGCCGCACACAGACCAGGCCACAGCCCCCAAGCCCTCGCCCACAACGCCCAAGCCCCAGGCTGCCCCCAAAGAGCCCAAAGAGCCTGCCAAGCCCAAGCAGCGGGTGCTCGACTACACCGACAGCGGCAAAAAGGTGCTCATCAGTGGTAAAAACACCAAGGACTTCAGCAAGCAGGACCACCTGGAGGCCGCCAAGCTGCATCAGAAGGCCTCGGTGAAGGCGGATAAAGAAGGCGACCACGACAAAGCAGATAAGCACTACGAGATTGCCAGCAAGCACCGAGATACAGCCGCTGGGATGAAGGATGACAAGCCTGCCAAGGGCTCAGGTAAAGCGCCCAAAGGCGATTATGCGTCTGAACGAGCTGCGGGCATGGAGGCCGCCAACGCAGGTGACCATGAAAAGGCTCAGGCGCATTTTGAGCGCGCAGACGCGCACGCGCAGGCCACCCATGGAGATAAGGCCTCTGACGCGAAGGCACAAAAAGAGCATGATAAGGCCGTGGGCTATCACACCCAGGCCATGGAGTATCACGCCAAGCAGGCTATCAAAGCTGGCAACAGGGACGACCATGGGGCCGCCAAAGAACATATGGATGAGGCTCAGCACCATATGGATGAATTGTCGACCCTCAAGGACAAGCAGCCAAAGCCAGCCATGCACCGTGGCGACACGGACAGCGGCGATACCGGAAAGCCCGCCAAAGCCCCCAAAGCAGAGACGTTGGGCCGAACAGCCAGTGGCAAGCCCATCCACGCAGATGGGGCAGCCACCCCCAAGTACACCTCCAGAGACCATGAGGACGCCGCTGCGGCCCATTTTAAGGCAGCCAGAGAGACAAAGAACACCAAAGCAGGTAAAGCCGAGGCCAGCGCCCATACCGCCATGGGTCGCAGCCACCTTAAAGCCGCTGGCATCAAGACCGACATCGACCACGGCCCAGGGGCCAAAGGAAGCCGTATGCGCAAATCAGCCGAAGACATCGACCAGCTCAATGCAGCTTGGATTGCCAAATCTGACGATGAGAAGGCAGAGGCGGTGCGTGAGCGCCTGATGAACACGCCGCAAGCCCTGCTGGACGCCATCGAGGGGGTCTTCAAGGCAGAGGGCACAGAAGGTGCTTTGGATGAGGAAGCCCAGGCCGCCATGAAGGCTGCAGGCCGCATCCTCGCCCCCCACAAGGACAGAATCCCCCCAGCCATGGTCCAAGAGCTCGTCAGTGCCATTGGCCTTGATGGCACCGATGGCACAGACCCAGACTATCTGGACCCACCGCCAGACCTCTCAGACGATGAAGACGAAGACGATGATGATGA